GAATCCAACAGGGCTATTGACCTTGGTAACTGGTACCATGCCCAGCGGGAGTCTGACATAGTATCAATTGATACTATCGAACGCAATGGCGTGGCGGTTCCCATCTTCAAACCAATCTATAATGACGGAGTCAAACACGCCCCAGAGCAGCGACTTGTGGAAGGAATATATCCAGAACACATGGTATATCTAAAATCTGAAGGCATATGTGGTCAGTCTGATAGGGTTGAAGTCATCAATGGAATCGTAGACATCATCGACTACAAGACCAACAAAGAGATCAAGACCAAGTCCTTTGTCAACTGGGAAGGGGTATCACAAAAGATGACAGGGCCTTGTTCGCACCTTGATGACTGCAACTTCAACCACTACGCGTTGCAGCTTAGTACGTACATGTACATCATATTGAAACACAACCCCAACCTTAAACCAGGAAAACTTATACTGCATCATATAACTTTCAAAGAGGCTCCAGAAAAGGATGAGTATGGTTATCCTGTGGCTTTGCGTGACTATGAAGGAAATCCTATTGTAAACGAGGTTATTCCATACGAAGTTCCTTATCTTCGTTCTGAAGTGGTAAACATGTTAAAAGAACTAAAAAACAACCAATGGAACCCTATAACTATGTAATAACCTGGTATCCCATAGATGCCCAAAAGAAATACGATGTCAAACCCAAGGTGTTGTTTTACGGCGTTCTTGTTGCGGATTCACAGCTTTCCGCCTATAAACAGATGATTGAGATGGTTACCGCGGACATGGCATTGGAAGCTGATCAGATAGAATTCATGGCCAAACCCTTCATCAGCGATCAGAGTTGTGATACCAAAAAGGACATAGGTGGCAGCATCCTTTACAACTTCTACCTTAACAATGACGTATATGAACTCCGTACAAGTACGGCAAGTTTGGACGATTTCATAAAAGGAACCTTTCTTAACTATACGAATGACTCAAAACAACCATCGCTTCCACACTCGATGATGATGATAGACATACTTGCAATAATTAATGACGATAAAAAACTATGAAACTAAAAGGAAAAAGAGTACTGCTCTCAAGACCAGTGATTGAAAAATCAGCGATTGAAATCTCTCCAGAGGTCCAGGAGAGTCTTGACAAGGAAAACATGAAGAAATGGACTAACCTCGAAGTCTTTGCCGTAGGTGAACTTGTTGAGAACATCAAAGTTGGCGACAGGGTGTACGTACCCAAGGGAGCCCTTGAAAGATGTGACATTGTCGATGTGGAAAACGAGGTGAAACTTATGGTATCCGATTTCGACATTGCAATCATATGGTAAGGTTGTTTGACATAGAGAACGGGAGGGTGGTGCCTACTGAGCATTGTTACACCATCAATTATCTAAAGGTGATAATGGATAACTATCCAGAGAACTACCTCAAGATATACCTGTATCTGTTCTACATGTCATGTCCTAATGACGACCTGAATCCGTATTTCAACGTACCTAGCGATGACAAGGAAGAGATGATAATGCGGGACATCGATGCTGATTTCATGGCCGATGACCCGCTTATCAAGCGCGCTCTTGAAGGAATACAGACTTTGTATGACACCCCCACCTGGCGTGCCTACAGGGGAATATCCACCATGCTGGATAGGTTGGGTCGCTACATGGAGAATACCCAGATTATTCACGGAAGGGATGGCAACATGAACAGTCTTCTCTCCGCTGCAAAGAACTATGATGCGATCCGCCAGAGTTTCAAAGGAGCATACAAGGATCTCAAAGAAGAACAACAATCACACGTGCGTGGAGGCGCGGGATTAGCCTATGACCAGAAATGATAAGGGAGACCAGGATTATTATATTCCTCTTGATGGTTGGCTTTTTTGGTTTGATATTGATGATGGCACTTGGCGTTGCGCACATCGTGACGATTTCCTGGAAGCGCTTGAGAAACCTGGTACAAGCACTCAGGTCATTTCTGCCACTTCGATTTCTCAACTGATAGAATTCCTCTGCAAAGCGGATGACGACATAAACTGATGTATAAGCAGATACCTTTATGGGAAAACGAGGAGTGGTCAACTCAGACCTTTGAAACAAGGGATGAGTTCAAGGACTTTGTCTTTTCACTTTTCAAGGAACCTGGCAAATACGAGTTTGATGAATCCAGCAAGGTATTCACTAGCGAGGCCGAACGTTTCAGGAAACAGGGTTTCTACTGCGAGTTTCCCATGCGTTCAAAGGATTATGTAAACTACTGGGATGACCAGAAAGAGAAATGCCGTAATGGTGTAATAGTAAGAAACAATGGGAAAACATGGTACCTGCCACGCGAATACTACATGTGGCTCAATTTTTTGCCTATTAACGACAAAGAGAAAAGGAAGTTTGACTTTCCGCAGATCAGGGACGCGCAATATCACCTGGCACTGTACGAGTTGTTGGCGGAGCTTAATTACAAGCACTGTGCAATTCTGAAGAAACGTCAGATAGCGTCTTCCTATTTCCATTGCGCCAAGATGATAAACATGATATGGTTCGAGGAGACGCCTATCCTGAAGATGGGTGCCGCTCTGAAGGACTACATCAACGAGAAAGGATCCTGGAAGTTCCTTAACGAATACCGTTCATTCCTTGACGAGCATACGGCGTGGTATCGTCCTATGACTCCTGCGAAAGTCCTCATGTGGCAGCAGCAGATTGAGGAGACCATCAATGGACGTAAGCATATGAAAGGTCTCAAAGGCGTACTGCAAGGTGTGACATTTGAGAAGGATCCAACATCAGGCGTAGGGGGACCGTGTACGATATTCTTCTACGAGGAGGCTGGTATCGCACCCACCATGGATATCACAGTCGAGTTCCTATTTCCTGCCATGCGTTCAGGACAGCTGACCACTGGTATATTCATCGCCGCTGGTTCTGTGGGTGACCTGGATCAGTGCGAGCCGCTGAAACAGATGATCCTTTACCCAGATTCGAATGACATCCACCCTGTTTATACGGACCTGATCGATAACAAGGGCAACAGGGCCAAGACAGGTCTGTTCATACCTGAACAATGGTCCATGCCGCCATACATTGATGAGTATGGCAACAGTCTTGTTGAACAGGCTTTGGATGCGATACTTGCAGAAAGACAACAGTGGAAAAGGGATCTGAGTCCTGAGAAATATCAATACAGGATATCTCAGCACCCCATAAACATTGATGAAGCCTTTGCTAATAGAAAGGTTTCAAAGTTTCCATTGAATCTTGTCATCAGCCAGATGAACAGGATACAGGATAAGGAATATCCCTATGAACTAATAGAACTTTTCAGGGGAGAGACTGGAAAGATTGAGTGGAAGGAAACACGCAAGCTTCCCATATCCGAGTTTCCCATTACAAAGAACACGGAGGATAAGACGGGTTGCATAGTGGTATGGGAACGACCTACCCCAGATCCAGAGTTTGGTATGTATTATGCTTCGATTGACCCTGTATCGGAAGGTAAGACAACCACTTCAGAATCACTTTGTTCGATTTATATCTACAAAAATCCAATCGAAGTAACCAGGATAGACAGGGGTGAGACCGAGACTTTCATAGAAAGAGACAAGATAGTTGCCGCTTGGTGCGGTCGTTTTGATGATCTTAACAAGACACACGAGCGGTTGGAGATGTTGATCGAGTGGTATAACGCCTGGACAATTGTCGAAAACAACATATCCACTTTTATAAAGCATATGATCGACAAGAAGAAACAGCGGTATCTGGTTCCTAAAAGCCAGATCATGTTTCTTAAAGACCTGGGTTCCAACAACAACGTATTCCAGGAATATGGTTGGAGGAACACAGGAACCTTGTTCAGGAACCATATGCTCAGTTATCTTATCGAGTATCTAAACGAAGAGTTGGATACTGTTGTAAAAGAAGATGGTACCATTGTCAAAACCGTATATGGTGTCGAGCGGATACCTGATATCATGGCCATGAAGGAGATGCAGGCCTATACGGATGACCTCAACGTCGACCGTTTGGTGGCATTATCTTCGCTTATAGCCTTTGCAAAAGTGCAGCAGGCTAACCGTGGTTATAAGAAGAAGGTTGAAAGATTGAACGACAATAAGTTGCAAAAACAAGAAAATTTGTTTAAATTAAATAACGGAGGTATGTTCAGACACATTGGCAAGCGACCAACGCTTCAGAGTGCCTACAAGAGCAGATCTCCTTTTAAAAACTTGAAATAACATGCAGGTACTCAATGCGATGCAGCTTAAGAGTGGGGCCAAGGCGGAATACAACCGCATGGGGTCGATCACTCAGCCAATACAATTCCTACCTAAAGCTGAAAAAGACCAGACATGGACTGCCTGGAATCTTGACTGGCTTGAATGGCAGGGTCTTAAGCAGATACGCCGCAATGCCCGCAGGTTGATGAAGAACTACAAGCTTGCAAAAGGGATCATTGACAAATCAGACTATGTAATAGAACAGGACAATGAAATGAGGGATATAGTGGAGACACTTATCCAAGAGGACTTTAGTGCCCTCGAACTCAAATTCTATCCTATTATTCCCAACGTGATTAACGTACTAGTATCTGAATTTGCCAAGCGTAACAACAAGGTTACTTTCAAAGCGGTAGATGAGTTCAGTTACAATGAGCAGATGGAGCAAAAGCGGATGATGATCGAACAGACGCTTTTAAAGGAGGCTGAGCAGAAGATGATGATCAAGATGATGGAGAACGGGGTTGACCCAGAAGATCCTGAGATACAACAGAAAATGCAACAGCAGACGTCTCCAGAGAATCTGAAGACGTTACCTGAGATACAGGCTTTCTTTGATAAGGATTACCGTTCCATGGCTGAACAGTGGGCGGCTCATCAGTTCAAGGTTGACGAGGAGCGTTTCCGCATGGATGAACTTGAGGAGCGTGGATTCCGTGACAGTCTTATCACAGACCGTGAGTTCTGGCATTTCAAGATGGGCGAGGATGATTATGATATCGAGCTTTGGAATCCAGTACTTACATTTTATCATAAATCCCCAGAGGCCAGGTACATATCGCAAGGCAACTGGGTGGGTAAGATTGAGATGATGACCGTTGCAGACGTCATTGACAAGTATGGTTATGTCATGACCGAAGAACAACTTGAATCGATTGAAGCTATTTATCCTGTACGCTCGGCAGGTTATCCCTTACAAGGTTTTCAAAATGATGGATCGTATTACGATGCTACTAAGCCGCATGATTGGAACGTCAACATGCCGTCTCTCGCCTATCGCCAATTTGTGTCTATGTATGACAATTTCGTTTTCAACGGTGGCGATATTGTTAATTGGATCATGGGTGAGACTGAAGATTACGCCGATATGGGTATGGCTTTTATGCTGAGGGTTACCACGGCATATTGGAAGTCACAGCGTAAGGTAGGTCATCTGACCAAGATAAACGAAGCGGGTGAGGTGTTCACAGAGATTGTGGACGAGGATTACAAGGTAACTGACAAGCCTGTATACAATACCAAGTTGGTAAAGAACAAGACAAAGGATAACCTTCTTTTTGGTGAACACCTTGATTGGATCTGGATCAACGAGGTTTGGGGCGGTGTGAAGATCGGACCAAACCATCCAAGCTTCTGGGGTATGAACAACCCTGGCGGTGTCAATCCTATTTATCTGGGTGTTGATCAAAACAAGATCGGTCGCATGAAGTTCCAATTCAAAGGGGACAGCAATCTTTATGGATGCAAACTTCCTGTGGAAGGTGCGGTCTTCTCAGACAGGAATACCCGTTCCACCAGTCTGGTTGACCTTATGAAGCCTTATCAGATTGGCTACAATATTGTAAACAACCAGATTGCGGATATCCTTGTGGATGAACTAGGTACGGTTATCCTGCTTGACCAGAACGCCCTGCCACGCCACTCTTTGGGTGAGGACTGGGGAAAGAACAACCTGGCCAAGGCATATGTGGCAATGAAGAACTTCCAGATGTTGCCGCTTGATACAAGTATCACCAATACTGAGAACGCGCTTAACTTCCAGCATTTCCAGACCTTGAACCTAGAGCAGACCCAACGTATGCTCTCAAGGATCCAGTTGGCACAGTTCTTCAAGCAACAATGTTTTGAGACAATTGGTATCACACCACAACGTCTTGGACAACAGATAGGTCAGACTGAAACGGCGCGTGGTATTGAACAAGCTGTATCAGGATCGTACGCACAGACTGAGACATACTTCATGCAACACAGTGATTATCTGATGCCGCGGGTGCATGCCATGCGTACGGACCTGGCCCAGTTCTATCATAGCAAAAAACCAAGCCTGCGTCTGCAGTACATGACAACCAATGATGAAAAAGTCAACTTCCAAATCAATGGCACGGATCTTTTGCTTCGTGACATTAACATATATTGTACTACTAGAGCTAACCATCGAGCTATTCTTGAGCAGATGAAGCAGTTGGCGATCAACAACAACACTTCTGGTGCAACCATATATGATCTTGGAAACATCATCCAGTCTGATTCCATGTCCGAACTGAACCATGTGTTGAAGTCGACCGAGGCCAAGATGAACGCGCAGCGTCGTGAGCAGATGGAATCCCAGGAGAAGATGAAGCAGATGGAGATCCAGGCGGCACAGCAGCAGCAACAGCTTATGCTTGACAGGGAGGCGATGGAGAAAGAGAAAGACCGTCGCAAGGATATCCTTATCGCAGAAATCAGATCCGCTGGTTACGGTTCCATGCAGGACATCAACCAAAACCTTGAGTCAGATTATGTGGATGCAATGAAAAACATCAGGGAATCCGATGAGTTCCAGCAGGCTATGAATCTTGACATACAAAAGGAAAACACTAAGGGACAACAGTTTAGGGAAAGTCAAGCCCTTGAACGCGAGAAGCTTGATGCCCAGGTCAGGATGAAGCAGACAGAGCTTGAAATCGCCAGGGAGAACAAGAACAAATACGATGTTAAGAAACCTGAGAATAAATCTACAGGCAAGAAAAAATAGATATAGCCATATAAATGAGATAAATGTAATTACAGTCTCAAACCTTATATGTTTATTTCAATACTTTTGATTATATTATAATATCAGCATCTCACTTAAAACCAACTAAATGGCTGACCAAATCCAAGAAACCACGACCGTATCGGAAGTGGATCTCAACCTAGATGAAATTCTAGGCACTCCAGGAGCAGAAAACATCATGCTCCCATCTACTGAAGAGGCGAAACCTAACATGTTCTCTTCCAAACCAGTAGACACATCGTTCCTTGACAAACCAATTGATGACGCAGAGGATGCCAAACCATCCGCTGTTGAAGCTTCCAAACAGTTGGATGAGATTGTAAATGATGAGATTGAATCGGATGACTCCGATGAAGACACCGTAAAATCAACCACAGGGAGACCCCGTGTTGACAAAAACGGTGTTGTGGAACTCACCAACAAACTTATCGAGAAAGGTCTTATCCTTCCGTTTGACGAGGACAAACCTCTTGATAAATATACGCTCCAGGACTTTGAAGAGCTTATCGAGGCCAACTTCACAGAGAAGGCAAAAAGCATTCAGAACAAGACCTACAAGGAGTTTTATGAATCACTTCCTGAGGAATTGCAATACGCCGCTAAATACGTTGCGGATGGCGGAGGGGATCTTAAGAGTCTTTTCCGTACGCTCGCGGCGGTTGAAGAGGTTAAAGCCCTTGATCCTACGGAAGAAGGCGACCAGGAGAACATCATACGTAGTTACCTTCATGCAACACGTTTCGGAACAGCGGAAGAGATTGAAGAAGAGATTGACGGATGGCGTGATCGTGGTGAACTTGAAGCGAAAGCAAACAAGTTCAAACCGAAATTGGATGCCATGCAGGAGCAGATGGTGGCATACCAGTTGCAACAACAGGAGGAAATGAAAAGACAACAGGAGGCCCGTGCACAACACTACATGGCAAGCGTATATGAAGTGCTTGAGCCAGGTGAGGTAAACGGTGTAAGACTTGACAGGAAGACCCAGGCGATGCTTTACGCAGGACTTGTACAACCTGCATATCCTTCGATGTCTGGCCGTAATACAAATCTGCTAGGTCATCTTCTTGAAAAATACCAATACGTGGAACCTAACCACGGATTGATCGCTGAAGCCCTCTGGTTATTGGCTGACCCAGATGGTTACAAGTCTAAAATAAAAGAGTCAGCCAAAAAAGAAACAACTGAGAAACATGTGCGGATGCTCAAAACGGAACAAGCTAACAAGCTCGCCTCGACAGGCCAGGGTGACAACGACATCGACACCCCGAAACCTAACAAAAGGAACGCCATCCCGCGTCCAGCCCAGGGTTTCTTCAAAAGGTAAATAATCTTACTCCAATAAATTCAATACTAACAACTTAACTCAATCAATTAAAAAATGGCAACTCCAGTATTAAATAATGGTATTTTCCTGCGTGATACCAATTATCAAGCGAGTTCCCACGTGGATTCATACCACTTGGTGAACATGCTTAAAACCGCAGAGCCAATGGATCTTGGTCCAGTGGACATCTGGGCAATGGCACAGAAGGTAGAAATGCCCCTTTACCAACTTTCCAGCTTTGGCGGAAAGAACATCATCATGGTTGACAACGCCCGTGGTGAGTACAAGTGGCAGACTCCTGTAAGCCAAGAGCTTCCTTATATCATCGAGAACATCATCGATCCATCCAACACAACTCCTGGTATTGACGGAACAACCTTCCAGATCAAGATCAACCGTCGTGAGTTCGGACATGGTGACATCATCACCTACGACAAATACAATGGCGTGGAGATGTACGTTACCGCTGATGACATCCTTACCATGGGTGATGGTTTCATCTACACCGTTCAGTTGGTGAACAATGACAACTACCGTTACATCGACGTGAGGTATCTTCAGAACGGCACCAAGCTGTTCCGCAAAGGTTCTGCCCGCGGTGAGTATGGTGAGCGTTTCTCAGACATCATGACCCGTGCTGGTTTCCGTGAGTTCTACAACTTCGTAGGCGGCGCTGAAGCTCACGTTCATTACAGCATTTCTTCCCGCGCTGATCTTATGATCAAAGGCGGTATGAACGCTGACGGTACAGTTCCTGTTACTGAGATCTGGCGCAACTTTGACAAGTCAATGGATCCTTCTATCACCAAGATTGAAGACATGGTATCCACAATGGGTAAGGACTATGTGAAGCGTGCGATGTCAAATGGTTCCTTGACCCGTACCTTCCTTACCACTATGGAAGCTGCCCACTTGACCAAGATCGCTACAGACATTGAGACCTACTTGATGTGGGGACATGGTGGACGCGTGAAGCAAGATGGTCCAGACGATATCCGCTTGTCAGTGGGTCTATGGCGCCAGTTGGACAACGCCTTCAAGCGTGTGTACAACAAGAGCAACTTCAGCCTTGAGCTGTTCCGTTCCGAGCTGTACAACTTCTACGCTGGTCGTGTCGAGTTCCAAGGTCCAGATCCTAAGCGTCAATTGATCGTTCAGACTGGTATGGGTGGTATGCGCCTTGTTAACGAAGCAATCAAGCAAGAGGCTGTTAACTCAGGTCTTGTTATCCAGGCTGCTTCCAACAACGGTGTTGGTGCCATCACTGGTCAGGGAATGGATCTGAACTATGGATTCGCATTCACAAGCTACGTTATCCCATTCTTGGCTAACGTGAAGTTCGTGTTGAACCCTGCATTCGACAACATCCACACTAATGATATCGAGAATCCAATCATCGATGGTAACCCGCTGTCTTCTTACAGCTATATCATCTTCGATATCACCGATACTGGCAACGACAACATCTATCTTTTGAAACTCTCTTGGGACAACCAATTGAAGTGGTGGTATCAGAACGGTACCATGGATTACATGGGTCGCAGCCAGGGCTTCGCGTCAAGCGGTCAGTTCAACGGTTATCGCGTGTACATGACTCAAACAATGCCTGCGATCTGGGTAAAAGACCCAACCAAGGTATTGAAGATCGTGATGCGCAACCCGATCACTGGCGGCAGCTTCTAATATATTTACAGAAAAACGGGGGAGAGCAGCAAAACTCTCCCCTTTTTTCACTATATTAAATCATAAAACATTATATAAAAATGGCAATCATACAACCTTTAAAGAAAGCCTTCAACTGGGAAACAGTCCATGAGAAGATCCAGAATACTCCATTGTATCACCTTGACTGGTCTCTTACAAATGAGATTGAAGTAAACAGCTGGCGTGGTATCATTGATATGGAGAACTTTGGACCTATTGGTGCTCCACTACCTTCATTAGGTGGCGCAAGACTGATGAAAATCAAAGGTCCACAGGTGG